CGCTTTACCAAGCCAAGATAAAAATCCTAATGAGGTGTAAATTCCATTAAGTTTACCGTTAAGAGCGTCCATTTTGTCAAGGAATCCCCTGGCTATATTATGCGCTCTTTCTGTTACCGTAGTAATTGTTGGAGAATATGAAGCTCCGCCACTTTCAATATCCAAAAATACGGCAGTAGCACCATCCATATCGTTTTTGATAAGATTCCAACAATAAACAGCCTGCGCTTCTCCCCAAGCATAATCTCCCATTCCGTAAACACTGGAATATGAATTATGGTTGGAATAGTAGTCGAGGTACCAATAAGGGATACGGTGAATTACTTTTGAAAGACTCCAGTTATTTGTAAATTTTGCGTCAGTTGATTTTCCGTAACCTATTCTAACAGCCGTAAAGTCACAACCTTTTGCTTTGACCTTATCCCACTCAATGCTTCCGTTAAATTCGCTAACGTCTATTCCCTTAATAGGGAAGTCATTAAACACTAGTCCCATTTATTTTCCTTTCGATATTTTGTATGCTGTGTTTTGCAAATACCGATGGCTTACTATAATATGTAACCCATAAGATAATCCGCACAAGTCTCTTGACACTAAATTCTGGTTTGTTGAGACTATACCACAGCCAAAAAGACTTTCTGGCTTTTGAACAATTGCAGTGCAAACAACTTGGAATGCAATTCGATAACGTACCTAACTTATGACGATTAAAGTGATCTTTTGTCATAATCTTTTTACGTCCGTCATAATCTCCCATAGTTGAACCACAATAGGCACAACGATTATAAAAGAAAGATTTGCAATAATCTAGTTCATTTTCCGTAAGAGCAAATCTGCGTAATTTATCTCGTTTCCTATTAACAAAATAATAATCTGTAGATTCATCTATCAAACTTCTATCGCAATACATTGGATATAGTCTCCTGCTTCATGAAATTACTCTTTCATCATATAACCCACCAATTTGCATTATCTGATACCACAGTTGATTTCTGTAGGGCGGCGAGTGTTACCAGGGATGCGCTATCTATTAGTCCTGATGCGGTGGTGATATCAACGGTTTCGCTACCACTATTTTTGATAATGTGAGATAATCCCAATTTTCCCACCGGTGTGGGTAATACCACCAAACTTCCGGTTGTCAGGCAGACGTAATCACTATCTAATAATGTATATCCTACGGTTTTAGATATAATGGGTACTGGAACACCCGTATAGGCAATACTGCCTGTTGTTACGTGTCCATATGCGTCTACAATGACTTTGACATAAGAACCAGCAGCTATCCCCGAAACATTGTGTTTGACCGAAGACCCCGTAGTGGTAGACATAACACCAGATCCAGATATAGATGATATGAATCCCATCTGACACCCAGAAGTTACATGCCCATAAGCATCTACGATAATCCTATCATATGATGCACTAGTAATACCAGACACATTATGCTTTACAGAAGACCCAGTGGTTGTAGACATAACGCCCGAACCACTTATTTCAGACAAAATACTGCTTGCCGATACGCCACTATTAGTTAATGTATTACTGGCACTAATAGATACGAGATAATTACTTGTACCCGATATGCTTACTTGATCCGCCGTTGTTGTACCTATCATTACGTAGTACGTACCATCATAAATAAACAGCGTATATCTTGCAGCTTTCAAATCTCCAGAATCTAAATCCACCAGATTCCCGCTGACATCTACTTTTTTCAAAGTAACCACACCAAGACTGTTGATATTAATTGTTGTAATTCCGGTATTGGTGACATCAATTTGTAAATTAATCATGGAATCGCTGAGATAAGATGTAATTCCTGCCACTGATGATTCATAATAATTGCCGGAAATACGGGTTGCTTCTACGGCAAAAAGGCTATTTGCCTGGAGACTCAAAATTGAACCACTTATGCCTCCAGCCCAATCATCAATGATACTCATATTAGATGAATTACCAGCTACTGCTAATCTAAAAGTTAGAAAAGTAGTAGCAGAGCCGGACGCCGTATCATAAATACTTAGTCCTAAATTTGTTGTTACAGCCATACTATTTTCCTCCTTTCAGGGATTAAGCAGCAACAGCGTCCATTGCTGATAAAAGATTAGCATCTAAATCACTCAGTAAATCGGCATCGTAGTAATTAAGCATACGATATTGCGCCGCAGTTATTGCCGGCACTATCACAACAGCAGGAATAGTAATTGCCGTGGTTCCCAAAGGAATGGCTTGGTTCAATATCATCTGTGTAGAAAACGGCACATCGACGTCAACGCTTCCCATTCCCTGAGTCATTCGCATTACCGCAGAAATCACGGGAGCGTTTATAGCAACATCTAAAACCCAATGTTGAGCCATTTGAAGCAGCGATGCGGTAAATCCAATTGCAATAGATCTAACCGGTATCGCTGATGTGAAATTCATGCCCAATAAAACCGCACTAACTCCCATTACGACTTTATTGTGTATGCCCAAAAACCAAGATACAAGCACTTCATAACCATCTGCTATTAATTCAAACATATGTGTATTTCTTATATAAGAATTAAAAGAATGGGCATTATCAACCAAAGTAACGAATATCCAACTGTTACGAATATACGAATTAAACGAATGCCTATCCGTCATAAACGCCCCCTGCTAATTTGTCATCGAGAAAGACAAGGCATTTGCGGCAAATGAAACCGTTGTGGCGTCCTGTACGATTTTTGGAGTAGGAAGGGCTTGATAAAACCAGACGTTACCAGTTGCTGAAGCACTAGTATCTGCTAAAAAAACATCCGTGATTGTTCCCCAGGCCGAAGAACTCGTTGGGAAAGCCACGGCGATATCAGTAATAAGCGATCCGGTTGAAACATAAGTAAATGTTGTTTTGTTGTTGGCTATTTGTACTCTCGCGTACCCTTTTCCCCCAGTGGGTTCAGTGGTATTTGAGCCACTGGTTGAAACCGCCGTAGTGCTTAAACCCACATAGTAATTACTAACAGGCGTATACGCTATTGCTCCCAATACATTATTGAGCATTGAGCCAGAAGCATAATAAGTTATAGACATCAGTTCACCTCCTTATGAGATTCTTGAAGATATTTGTATAGACCCCTGAGAAGGTCTAAACTCTTTATTGGCGTTATCCACAGTTACCGGCTGATGAATAAACTTACCGCTGAGATCTTGGGTATCGGCAGTCGTCAATGTAACAACCATTTTATTAATGGGACTGCCACTAACAACGGCGTCTTTGGTTAAAACCGCACTTGCGCTACCATACCTTCCCATCTCCCAGCCACACCACGACGCACTGGTCAGGTCTAATATTTGGCTGGCACTATCATATAGATAAAACGTTAGTTCTTGTTCTGTGCCTCCAATAAAAGAAATTGGGGCTAAGTCATAGGAATTAATTACAGCAAAAGACATGTTTACCCTCCTTCCTTCTTAGGAACTACCGTTACACTGGGATTATCTGCTTTTTGTGTTTGTTCGTTTAATTTTTGCACGACTTCCTGTAGGGTATAAATTGAATTATATAAGATTTGAAGATTAGATAATCCTTTTACCTCCAGTTGATTCAAAAAATTATAGACGTCGACAAGTTTACGAAATGTTTCAAAATCTAAGTTATACATTACGTTATTCTCCATTTTATTATTTTTCTTCACCTGCTATTTTTTTAAGATTTTCTATGGCGATACCAGACACTTTTTTAATATCAGCCAAAAGAATACCGGCAATTTTTTTTATTCTTCCCCCCAAAGACACGGTTCCAGTATATACATATCCTCCCTTTTGTCCGGCAACAATTTTGCTACCATCAAAATTGGTGTCAATACTTAGCCACTGAATCAGCAACGCCAAAGAAGATTCTGCGGAAAAACTAGATCCGCTGGTGCCGGACACCAAGACGGTATCAGAACCATAAGTTCCCTGAAAAATATATGACCCACTATAACTACACTCTAGGCTTGAGTCGGAAGGAATAGCGTCACTGAGAAGAGCGGTGTTTTTTGTCCAAGTAGTTCCACCATTTTCTGAATGAATAAAGTATCGACGCTGGTCGGTTAAATAAACCTTATTTCCGCTGATATCACAAGCAACATAATATATTCGCAAAGTAGTTAAACCCAATGCCGTTTTTACAGCAGCGGAAATATCAGTCCAAGATGCACCATAGTCTGTGGATTTCCACATAACGGAGTTATCGCTCATAAACATTGCATCTCCGTTTTCGCTCATAGCAAGATCGTCAATGTTTATTTCCTTGGCTATTTTAGTCCAGTTGGCTCCGTAGTCAGTAGAAACATATATGTAATAAGGATATGGAAAAGCAACTTCTAAAAACTGTCTGCAAACAACCATGCATGATCCATCTTTGCTAACATATGCTTTTACACCCGTGCCATTGCCCCCAGGACTTACTCCAGGAAGAGATGCTTGGCTCCAAATATTTCCGGTATCGTTTGATACAAATACCATTCCAGTAACCCTAGTAAGAAGTATCATGCTTGAGCCGTCCGAACTCATTCCTACGCCTCGATAATCTGCATACTCGACACCACTACCAGATATTGGCAAAAAGGTCTGCCAAGTAGATCCGTCAACGCATAAAGAAGCTTTTTGAGCATCACCGCTACTTCCTGCAAGTATTATTTCCCTATTTGAACTACACGCAACCCTCCAATTACTTGTTATTCCAAAACCAGCATACGGGGCATTGTGCTCCCAAGTTGATCCTTGATCTGTAGATATACAAAGACGATCTGTGCTATCGGAAAGGCCATAGCTATTTGCATACATAATCTTGTTTTTATCTGCGACGAATCTAGATACAAGCCAGCCAGTTGTTCGAATACCGGTTGTATCTGGAAAAATTTCCGTCCATGTATCGCCCGAATTTTCAGATATCCAACATCCGTTTGTCCAAAAAGCAGCGATGATACACGAGCCGTCGCCATTCATATCCATAGATCCACTATAAGAACCAAAACCAGTAACTAAAATTGTTTTCTCACTCCACGTGGCTCCATAGTCTGCGGATATCCAACACGTTTTTTGCTCCCACTCAATAAAAGCCATATGGCTACCATCGCTATCAACGGCAGTTAACCATATGTCGCCAGCAGTAGATGACGCCAGCACAGAACTCCAAGAAACCCCGTAGTCGATAGACTTAACAATTTCTGTTGTTGTTCCGTCGTCACCAACCTTTGCTATTAAGATGGTGTCTCCGCCGGGATTCATAGCAACACTCTGTATACGAATGTCTGGAAGATATATGTTCCAAGTTGATCCATAATCTCTGGAGATAAAAAGTCCGCGATTTGTATAAATTCCACCACCCTCATAGTGTCCGTATGTAGCCACCGCTATGTATTGTCCGGTTTGGTCGCATTGACTCCACTCGAATCTCCAGTCATCGTGGGTTTCACAAGGAAATACTTCAGTAAGAGAAGCGGAAGTCCAATTATATACATAGGCGTGAGATTGCTCCGTTGTTACAAAAGCAACACCGTTATTAGCCACGCATCCCCATAGTGGCGCGTCATTCCCCACCACGGAATCGTAAGGCATGGCGACATCTCGCCAAGTAGTTCCGCCATCATTTGTCAAAACTAAACTTTTATGTGTATATCCCACTAATCCAATAGTCAGTCCGTCTTGGCTGGCATCGCCATCCATCCAGTCGGCGTAATAATTAGGTGATCCTTCTTCATAACTTGCACCAACGTCTTGCTGCGTCCAAGTAATTGTCATTATACCATCTCCACTTGCACTAAACAAGGATTAAAAAATATTTCATTAGAACCAGTAGCAACACCCACAATCTGTGCTACTACGTCTGTCCCACTAGGGGGTGTTTGTGTCATACCGCCTCCTGTGCTTAGATATAATAGTCCTCCGGTTGTCCAACTCCACCCCGATTTTTTAATAATCCCGATGTGCAACCAATTTGCTCTTGTTCCAGAAAAGATTCCTTGTGAAGTACACATAACCAATCCGCTTGCATTATTTATATCTGTATTACTGGCCTGAGATACTCCTCCACCGCTATTTATTCTTCCTATTTGCCCAAAACTAAAACTGCTACTTGCTACATAGGATTTTTCTATACCGCTCACCGTATTTAGTGAAGGTGCGGGGAGAATCCATGTTGCGCTTTCCGATGATTCGACAGCATCCATGGTAGCCCCTGTCATAATACCGTTTTTAAAACGCAATGTGTTTACACCTACGGGATACGTGCCGCTTACTCCCATTTCCCCAGACGAATAAATGTTACCCCATAAATTGATTTTTCCATTTGCTGATGTCCCTGCAAAAATATCAACTTGCCCTTTATGATTTATTAACAAACTGTTATTTGCTATTTGGACATCGCCTGCGGGCGTACTCATAGTTAAAGCATTTTCGCCCCGCATTACCGGCCAACCATAGTCATTGGTTGTCATTGACACACCTGGCCAATATATTTCGCAACCATATATCTGCAAGCCCCTGATTACGCCGGACGTAATGGTGTCGGCAATAATGTCTTTGAGTTGAGTCCCTGACAATAAACCTATCAGGTTATGGGCATAAAAATTACCGTTGAAATAACCGGTGCCGCCGTTTATATTTAAAACACCTAGCTGTATCTGCCCATTGCTTCTGATATAATTACCGTTATCATCATATAATCCGTAATCATTAATATGCCAACCGCCGATATCTCCTGAACGTGCACTAATACTTCCTGTAAATGTACCGGAAGCACCTGACAGGTTGCCAGCAAATATCAGATTGCCGCTGCCGTCGACATAAAATTGATTGACAAAAGCACCCGACGATACACGTTTTTGAATCGCTATTCCGGTTGTAGGATCTATAATAATCCTGTTGTTGCCATTATCCCTAGTTAGTGTAAAAGTAGCATCAGTAAGAGTGGCGCCACTACCATCTACTAAGAATGTGTTATTCTCATTCATAATAGTAAGTTGATTGCCTGCTATAAGATTGCCTACAATTACTTCAGCTACTAAGCCAAAATAAGATCCACTACTGGTGCTGATTTGCCCCAGTGCCAACTTTGCGGTATCAAATCCGTCATCAGAAAAAGCCAGGACGCCGTTATTCATCCATAATTGATTGGGGCTGAAAACATCGGTTCCTGTTGATTGTCTTACCCTGATACCGTTTTGATTAATTAAAATGTTCTGTCCCGTACCTGTTACGATATTGTTTACCGCAGCGTCCAATGACGAATTAATAAATGTAGAAACATCGTTTTTATAATTATCATTCCAGCTACTCCACTGTTCGGAATTAAAACTGGTGTTAATAGCAGAAGTTACAGTTTGTCCAAATAAATCCGATAAAATATAACTACTATCATCTAATCTCAAGCGATTTCCAAATATCAGGCTGAAATCAGTGGGATCGTCATAATTCAAATCAAAGCCCAATAATACGGGATAACTATAAACACCGTCTTCTAATTCCAGCGTTATACTTGAACCCAGAGCCAATTGTGTAATAAATGGCTGAAAATCCTGTGTAAAAATAAAATTCGCGCTATCTACTGTAAATTCATATCTGGGCTGAGATATTTTAGCCAACACCGTTACGGCTTGATCATATAACTCCTGTGCCTGCGCCTGTATAGCAGAGGCTGACATTATATCCGTTTGGATAAAATTGCCGTTATTATAGGTTGACCCTATGACAAAAGGCGATAGTTCCGTGAGCTGAGCCGCGGTGAAATTAGTTGTGAATGACAACGCCGTATTTATAGCCGTTAGTTGAACCGTAGTTGTAGCCATTGATGCCTCTACAACTACTATTTCTGCTTCCTTGGCATCAATTAGAACTTGTTGGGCTGCTAGTTGTGCATTTACCGCCGACAGGCTAAGTCCTTGCTGAATCCTAGCTGATTTTACGCCTTCAAGCGCCAAGCGAGTAACATTCAATGTCACCAGTTCAGATTCTTTTGTATTGAGCGAGAGATTGTCATTTTGTAGCGTGGTCAACAGGTTGGCATAATTGGTTTGATTTGCTGCAATCAGTGCTTCCCAAGTGGTAATTGCATCTACTAATCCCTGAGACATCCATTCTGTTGATTTGAAATGTGAGAAGTTATAAATTTTATCACCACCCAAGCAATTAACTTGGTTTATAGATAAGTTTCCTCCTCCATACACGGTTAGAGCCGTTACTACTTCGTCCGTTATTTCTTTTACTTTTATGTTTTTGATTAAATTATCATAGCTCAAAAATATATCTGTGCTTGTAATTGCCCCACTTACAGTATGCGCAGAAATGGTTTTATTTATGGTGTCAAAATCAAATACGCACTGATAAGCCGTTTCTACATCATTCATCAAAAAACTATAAATTGTAGAATCACTAATATCAAAAGTGCGGTATAAACTCATTAGTGATATGTCTACACTGCCTATTGTCCAGCCAGGCAGATATGTTAAAATCGTGCCCAATAAAGTAGGTGCGGGAGTAATGATGTCATAAAATTTATAAGTACCTTCAAAAACAGTTATCTTTTTAGTGACCAGTTCTACTTCCAATGATTCCGCCGTAATTGACTTGTAGGCGTTGACGCCATCGCCTTCTTTTTCAATTTCGGTTATCATAAAATATCCTAAATTTTCAAGATAAACAAGTCGCCGATATTGCAAGAATTCGTAGTAATCACTGGCTACACCATCTACAACAGCAGGAGCGGTAAAACTTATGGTTCCCAAACTATTATACCTGGGCATATATTTTTTATCGTAAACTGTTCCCAAACTATAGAGTTCTGACTTGTCAGGGTTACATAATGTCCACGAAGGAATATCAAATAATCCGAAAGCATCAAATTCCTGGTTCATTTATATTCCCTCCTGTCTGTAATTTATATATGTTGTGGTAATAACCGTTTTTTACTTTATACACAATAGGAATACTAACAGCAGCTAAATCACTTATTTGTTTTTTAGTCAAATCAGTTTCTAACAGCCCGATAATAATATTTACCTTATCTTCCGAAATACATCCGATTCCTTTTAGAGATTTTGATATAGACTCCTTATGGGTTTCTGACAAAATTTTCCCTTTATGCCACTGAGACATCTTTTCTTTAGATTCTTTTGAATGTTGTCTGCCATAAAAAGGATTGTTTTCTCCTGCTGTATTAACAGAATGTTTAAGTCTTGTTTCTTGGGAATAGGTTTTTCCAGTATTTATTTCGGAGAGTTTCGCTCTTGTTTCTAAAGATATAGTTTTCCCCTTTTGAGCCTCTGAAATCTTTTTTCTTGTTTCTTCAGATTTAGGTTTACCAAAATTAAAATTCTTATTTCCCATATGAGAATCTGAGTTTTTTTTTCTGGCTTCAGTACTATGAATAACTCCCCAACAGCCTTCTCCTCCTCTTGTTAAATTATATCCACAGCCATCCTTTACATAAGAATTATAATAAACAATCCAATATATTTCCATATTACATAAAATTTCTTTATTTGATTCTAATACTTCTAAAATATAAAAGTCAAAGTATTCTTCGCCATACAATCTATAAGCCGCTTGCAAATAACGATTTTTATGATCTCCTCGGCGGAGAGATTGCATGTGTTCTTTTTTTCTCCATTCAATATCTTGAGAACACCCAATATATTTTTTACCATCAATCATATTTTCAATACAATATATTCCGCAGGTCATAATTATGCCCCTATTTTTCTAGCAAATTTATACGTCATATCAAATGACCGCAATCCGCCTTGCAGGTTCAAGTTATTTAGTCCAGGCATAAGTCTGAACCATTTTTTATTGAATTGTGTCATACGCCGTGAACCAGAATCCGATGTCATAGTTTGTAGGCTGTTGTTGACTACTACGGTTTCATCAGATGAAATAGATGTGAATTGAAATATTCTACCTGCATCTGTGGAATTAGTTAATACTATACCGCTGCCGATATTATTAGTTTTAAATGATATGATGGGATACAAGTAATCACTGTCGTCGCTGTTGTTATCAAATGTAAAATTAAGATTCTGTAATACACCATCGGGGAACGCATATGATAACGACTTTGTTTCTGTGAATCCCCAGGGGGCATCACATTGACCATGCAATACCACACCTCTTTGAATATTTCCTACATATTTATTTTCAGCAGATGTGAACATTACGTTAAAATATATGTCATCCATATCATCTTGGCATATTTGCAGTGGTAAATAAGTACTTCTACCCAATAACCACCTGTTGATAAAACCACGATCTACACCCCAGATGGGATCAAAACTCCCTATTGTCAGGTCGAAGGTAAGAGGGGTGTTCATGCTTTTGCCGTAGAAATATGGTTGCGGCTTACGATACAGCCACGTCTGATAAACGGTGGCATTGCTGCCAGCAGGTGAATCCGCAACACCACCAGTGGATTCGAAATTTAATATCTGAAGATTATAGGTTTCACTTGGCGTATTGTTAAAAATAAATGTTTTGCCCCAGAACATAGAAACCTCCTTCCTTATGTTGAAATGGGGTGGATAACCAGCATCCACCCCTTGAAATTATTATATGCTGAACGCATTGGCATTCTTTTGATTACCGCGTAATTTCATTGCTTTGTATACCGTTGTTAAAATCGTTTCTTTTAATTCCGGCAATACGGATTTATCCAGAGATCCCGCTACACTAATAACGATATCGCCAATTCTTACACCGCCGTCACCATTTCCACTTGTAGTAAATGACGGAAATGCCGAGGAAGAAATCGGAACACCTTTAGATAATTGGCGTTGTTGTTGTTTATTGAATATCATAAACATTTCACCGCTTTCGGCTCGCATGGGATAACTATCGTTTGGATAGCCGTCGGGTACAACACCCATACCACCTTCGGAATACTCTGTAGGATATTGTTCGTGGCTCATCATATCCCAATTGATATAATCTCCGGCACTCCACGCCTTTTTTGCCCACGCATCATCAAAATTCGCTCCACCACCACCAGTGGCAGAAGCAACGGCTGCTTGGGCGCCAGCCATATTCCACAATTTCTGAATCGTAGAATCTATGCCACTACCATATTGGCGGTTCCATTCAAGCAGGGAATTATAAAATGACGCCGATCGTCCTTTTATTAACTCCATGGCTTTGGCATTGAGTTCTCCGGCGTTTTGCAGGTATCTGTCAAGAGCATTTAGTTTGGAATCAATACCTTCTTTGAAATTATCGTAGTCTTTATCCAAAGCATCTTTTTGAGTTTCTACGCTGTAGTCATTCTGGATGTCAGTAAGTTCTTTGGTTTTTTCTACTTTTTCTGCTTCTAATTCAAGTCTACGTTTCTTACCTTCTTCGCTGTTATCAAATTGAAGTTGTAGTAATTCATTTTCAATATCGGATAATTCCCGATTCTTTTCCGCCACTTTATCATTATATTCATCTTCTTTTTTCTTCAAATCCAATAATTCTTTTTGTTTATCTATTATGGATTTATAGGAATCAAGTTGATCCTGAAGATTATTCTTTTGATCCTGTGCTTGCTGTTTAAGCATGGAAACCGTAACAGAGAGAAGTTCGTTATAAGTAGACTGTGCGTTTGAGAGAGATTTTGTAGCAACCGTTGCTTTGTCAATGCTAGGAGCACTCATTGCAGCAAAGGCATTGAGCAACCCCACCATTTCATCTTTTTCGTCTTTGGTGGCAGTAGCAGCGGCAATAGCTGACATTGCGAATTTATAGTTGCCGTTAGCGGCAGCTACAGCAGCGCTGGCGATGTTATATTTGGTAAAAACATTTAGCATTTCCTGATATGTAGCCTTCTTTGCGGCTTCTGCATCAAAGATGTATCCATTAGCTGTTTGAGTCAGATATTTCGCAAGTTCGGCGTTGACACGTATAAGTTCTACGGCGGTTTGAGCGCTTACGTAGCCCGCACTTGTCTGTTCTTTTTGTGCAGCGGTTACGGCATCCATGGTATCCAATAGAGACTGCATGGAAGCAATCTCTGCTTCGGGATTTGGAACGGCAGCGGCGGCTGCTTTTTGCGCCTCTTCAACTTCGCGCAGGGCATCAACTAAGTCACCTTGTTCGCCAGATAAGCGTTTTGTAGCAACGGCACTTTCATCGCTCGTAGCTTTTAGAATATTGGTGTTATGTTCATACGAAATAATAACGTTGTTAGCTGCTTCAATAGCACCAGACAGCTCTTCAATTTCTCTGGTAATCTCGTTGTAATTAAATTCACCAATATTTTCTTTGCCCTTGGCTAATTGCCCTCCCAGATAGTCCAATCGTTCTTCGGGAGTAAATTTTTCCGTACCCATGCCTCCAAGTTTACCGAGGTTATACGTCCCGTATTTTTTTTGGTCTTCCATATAGTCCCTAGCAGAACTATACTTATCTGCTTGTTCTCGCAAAAATCTTAGAGACTCAATACCTTGCTGCGCTTTTATCCATGCTATATTAGTTTCTATGGCTTTACTATTACCACCTATGGCATCCGTGTATAAGTCCATTCCGGCGGTAAGCGCACCATATTTGGTGTCGAGCGTTGTTTGTATATCTAATAATTCTATAGTGTCTTCAAGAGACCTGTTGACCTTTTTAGATAGTTCTTCGTATCTTTCTGCTAATTTTTTAAGTTCTTCTTGATTGCTATTATATTGGTTGCTATCTTCTTGAAAGGCTTCATTCAGAGCAACAACGCGCTCTTCAGCGGTTTTGATATTAGAAATAAGTAGTACCAGGGCACCGACCAAAATACTAATACCAGCAGTCGCAGCGGCTGTTCCGGCGGTTGTTGCAGCCAAGGCTGTTGTAACTCCGCCTAGTCCAAAGGTTATTCCCGTGAGTCCGCTAATTACGGCGGGTATAATAGTAACAAGAGATCCCAAACCAGATAAAATGGTTTGATAGTTTATTACGATTAAAGCCGCACCGATAGCTTTTAATATGGGTATAAGACCACCGAGAGTGTTGATTACACCAATTATTTTTGTGCCCAAATCGGCGATATTCTTGATTGCTTCTGGCGTTATTGTTTTAGACCACATTTCTTCCAGAGAAGCGGCAAATCTATTTTTAGCGGCTTCAACGCTATCATTAAATATTTTATAGCGTTGTTCAACAAGCCCAAGCGATTCCGCCTGAACTTTTAGGGCTTCGTTATATTTATCTTGGTTATTCATTAAATCGATGAAGACATTGGCTTGCCGCTGACCGGCGAAGGCATTAGCAATCATAGACTGCTCAACGGTTTTGCCCTCTGATCCAAGTTGCCTCCAGAGAACCATGGTATCGCTCAAAACATCACTAAAATCTCGCCATGAGTCTCTGTCATCACGAACCTTTACGCCCAGACTAGTAAGAACTCTTTCGACATCAGAAATATCTTCGCCGTCTTCCGATAGAAACTTCCCTAATTTTACATTTTGGAGTCTCATTAAGACGGTTTTCCATGCTTGGCCAATAGTTTCTGCTGCGATCCTTGTATCTGAAGATACAACGGTAATCATAGCAGCCATTTCTTCCAGGGAAACATTTGACTGACTAGAAACTGCTGATACTTTTTGTAGCGCTGCTGCAATTTCACCTACGCTAGAAGCATAATTATTATCAAGCGCGACAAGTTTACTAATAGTAGGCATAACTTCATCTAAACTTAATTTATAACCATTAATAATAGATGTAAGATATTCCGTAGATTGCGCCTGGTCTAAATTACCTAATTTAGCCATCATTACACTGGCGCGTAATAATTTCTGTGTCTCCTCTGCTGTTTTACCCTGTCGCTGCCATTCCAGCGATCCTTCAGCGACTTCCAGAGTAGTTGCGCCCAACTCTTTCGCCAAGTTATTATATTCAATTGCCAAAGCTCTTGCTTGGGAAGTAGACATTCCGGTGACGATCTGAACATTCGTCATAGACTTGTTCAAATCTTCAATAAACTGAACGCCTTCTTTTATTTTTCTCAAAGTTCCATATAGTGCGGTTGTAGCAACACCCCACATTGCGATTTTGCCAACAACTTTAGCTATAGCCGTACCAAAATTATCAGTGCTGGTTATGGTTGTTCTGGCGGCTTGATTAACTTCTTCAAACTTATTTCTAAGCCCTCCCATGGCAACTTGAACTTGCCCTAGAGAAGCCGTTCCCTTACCGTAAGCACCTATAAGATTACTGACATCCTGATACTGTTTGGCAACTTCAGGATTTTTAAAAGCGTCTTGGTTTTTTATCTTTAGGGATTCCAGCTGATTTTTTAACTTTCCTAAACTGGTTTCTAATTTTTGTACATCTGTTGCTTTTACAGTAATTGGAACACTCATCGGTTTTATCTTGGCTTGTATTTTAGCCAATTGTGCTTCTACACCGATATCCGATAATTGCATTTTTACCATTACATTATATTCAGCCATTTATATTTTACCCTCCTTTCTATTACTTGAAAATATAAATTGAATTACTTATCAAAGTGCGCCTTGAGATTATCGAGTTCCTTCCATTCTCGATCTTTCCCTGTTAGGTCATTATAAATGGCGTACATAGAAGCACTTTTCCAGCCACAAATTTCGACTATCAAATCGCTGGTCAATCCTATACGAGTAAGAAAAGTAACCATATAATGCCTAAACGCATGGGCATATAATGGAACACCAAGAAATTCTTCCCATTTAGGAATCCAGTAACGAATTGTGCCCATAGTAGCTGGAGAACCGTCTTGTTTAATAAAAATGCTAGTATGACTCTGACTGTTCGCTTCCATGATTTTATTACGTTCTATTAGCCATGAATCATAATATGGAATAAATAAATCCTTGATAATATATTTAAATTTCATATCACCGGTCTTAGTCCGCCCTTTAGTTTTTATCATTTTACTGGTTTCAATAAAGATATCGGAATATGCTAAATTATTTTCGTCAATAATGTCTGTAGTAAATCTCAACAGTTCACTTATTCTAGCTCCACTGGAAATAGCCAAACTAATTAAACACGCTTCCTGCAATTTATTGGAATCCACTAAATGCTTTAGTAAATTATTGATTTGATCTTCGCTTAAAATAGTTTTTTCTCTTGACATTACTTTAGGCATTGTTTCCACCGCTTTTAAAATAGTGTTCCGATAAAGAGGAAATTCCTCGTCCATCATTCGCTCGACAAAGTTGCTCAGACTGGACAAGCAACTTCTCATTCGATTGAATCTTGATGAACTCCATTTGAGGTCGCTAACACAAAAACTAAAGAATTGGGAAAATTCCATCTTACGAATATCTACAAAAAATTTATTATCTAAATTTTCTAATACAAAAGTAAAAAATATAGAAAGATCACTTCTATATCCGTCAACCGTTCCCGAAGAAGATCTGGTATCTTTTTCTCTTAAAAAATCTTTCATCAATTGCTTATTTTTTTCGTTAACCTTTTCCCATTTGTCAGGAGAAGTAATAATATTTTTAAATGTTTTTCGTCCCATTGTTTTTATGTCTCCTTTATGCGATTTCGATTATATTTTAGGTTATTTCTATGGTCGTACCATCTACTTACAATATTTTCAATACAATAAATTCCACAGAGTTTTTCTTTAGGCATCGCTATTCCTCCATGGTATAATTCCTTGTTCTATAAAATAACACAACCCTATACCCACACTATCCGATTGATCCTGATTTTCAAACTTCATATAAGGAAACATTTCCAATATCTTTCCTTGTACCAAGGATTTATCCGCTCTACCGTTTCCACATATTATCTTCTTTATGCTGGACGGTGCATAGCAGATTTCTGGTATGTCATAAAACAAATAGTCTATAACGCCTCTAACGCGGTATAAAACTTGTGTTGATACAGCATGACGTGAAAATCCTGATTCTAAAACAATCAGAGTAATAGGATATTGTTGTCGCAATCCCAATAATACATCTGCTATAATTTTTAGTCTCTCACCATGACTTTGTTTAGAAGTGGTGGGAATACTCATTGTTTTAATTGGATTTCCGATGGTATCAAACAAGCATAGTCCGGTGTTAGAAAGCGATGGATCTATCGCCAATATATAATTCATAATCATCTCCATATATAAAAATAGGCAGGAGGCACTTACGCCTCCTGCCTTCTAACTGATCAATATAAAAATCATGCACTTAAAAAAGAATGCTTATATACTCTTTCTATCCATGATAAAAAATTTTCTTTTGACATAGCCATTTTTGCTACATTGCAAGTACCGCAACAGGAAACAACATTTTCTGTGGTGTAGCCTATGCTACTATCTACCCTATCTATGCCGTTATAAATCAAATCTCCACACCCGTACTTACTTTTTACAACTTGGAGTGGAATAATTCCACAATAAAAACAATTTCCGCTAATTAAAGTTTTAAAATCTTCTTGATTGAGTTCAAAACTCAAATTTCTGTATTGAGCGGTCTTAACGTATTGAGCATACAAGTGATTAAAAGTGGCTTTTCCAAATTTCTCTTCAAACTTAATACAACCACAAGATTGTGCTCGTCCTCCTCGCAATTTTGCTCCCCCAGCAACTTTAGGATTTCCACAATCGCACACGGTATTCCAATAATATCCCCCAGTTTTATTTTTATACGCAATGTCTAAAACCAATAATTTCCCAAATCTCATACCCGTCAAATCAATGAAACATCGTTCTTTTATCTGTTCATTCCTATAGCACCCGCAAGATTTTACTGCTTCACTTCTTAAATTGTGACTTTCAACAACCGCATCGTTTCCGCAATCACAAAGACAATTCCAAAACGTTCTGCGATGTGTATCGCCTGGGTTGGCGTCTATTCGGTTTAAAGAAACCACTAAAAGCCTATTAAATTTTTGATCTATTAAATCTTTAAAATTCCAACTTTTACCACCGGTCTTACGTCCTTTTGCCATTATTCATCTCTCTTGTTTCTCATCTCTAAAAACTTTATGGGGCAGGATACCAGAGATGAATAGTATCTTTTCGGATGTCGACTTCCTAGCCCCAATTCCAATACGTGAATTATTTATTTCTCAACGGGTTCAACAACTTGCTGTTTAGTCGGAGCATTAAGTTGTTTGATGGTGGCTGCTTTAGAAATAGCACCATCAGCACCAAACAACTTATTCCAGACCTGGCTGGACATCCATATACCCATACCTATCACAACCGTGGGGAACCACTGTTCGATAAAATCAACCATGCCAACAGGAAGATATAAGGTAAGAGCACGACTCAATATCGGCAAGAAAATGCTAACTCCGCCAACAATCCAGAATTTAGCCTTATTAGATAAATTCACGAACCATGCCCATCGTACTAAAATTACCGATAAAATTACACCAATAAAAACGGGACTACCTA